CCCATTGAATAACCTATACATTTTTCTGCGGCCTGGAACACTGTTCTAAAGGGGGGTAGAAGGGGGTTCTAGAACGACATTCTACGAGCGAAGCGATACTTCCCTACGGTTTCTACAAGAAAATATCAGGTTTTCAGGAGTCAAAATCACCAAGAGGTGTGTTTCGTAAGAAGCAAGTAAATTTTTTTAGAAAAATAATGCATTTTGTGTAAAATAGTTCTTGACATCCTTCTAGAATAATGGTATAATTACCTATAAGAAAAAGACAAGAACAAACTTAAGTGCCCACTATAGGGATTAAGTGTATCTAATCTTTCAAGTGTACACTTAGCATACACATTCAATCTTACAAGTTAAAGATAATCCTTACGACTCAGTTATCTTGTAGTATACACTTAGTATATATTTTGTGTTTTGTCTCAAACACGTAGTGTTGTGTCTTTCAACCAAGAAGCGAAGCGTCCCGAAGGGTCTTGGTTGTGATTTTATTTTTAAGGATAATTGTATGTATCGTGGTAATAAATTTAAGAATGCCGTTGGTGCACATCTTTTAAAGGCATTATTCTATGAAATGGCTGTTGACTTCGAGCGGCCCGATGTTCTGTATACGTTGAAGCAGGAAGATACTGCCGATGTTCAGGACAGTTCCAAGGTTTACTTGTCTCTCCACAGACTTTATGTCGAAATGGAAGATGCTAGTGAGTATGAGTTTGCAAAGAAATACTTTGATAACTGGTCTCACTGGAAGAAACTTATTGAGTGTAATTGGTTTAAACCGTACCTTGCCGAAATGCGAGAAGAGCTAGATGTCAAATTGAAAGCACGTGCTCTTAATAGTCTTCGGAAAGTGGCTACCGATAAGCTCAATAAGAATCATTACATGGCCAATAAGTTCATTATTGATCATGGTCTTGGCGTGAAGAATGACAATAGAGGTCGTCCTTCCAAGGAAAAGATCAAGGCAGAAGCCGATAAGATGTTTACTGCCAAAGCAGAGATTGATGAAGATTATGCCCGCATTAGCAACCCGATTAACTAGACAATTAGCCTCTAAAGGGGTTAAAGGAGCCAAGTCAATGGCTTATGCTTTGCTTAAGAAGCAAGGAAACATGAATGCCTCAGGGAAGCTCACCAGCAAGGGTAAGAAGCGTCAGGCTATGGGTGCAGCGGGTAGGGCTAAAGACCGGGCTGCCAAGGCTTCTGGAAAATCTGTAAAGGCATATAAGTATAACAAGAAGACTAATAGGGCAACTTTAAAGTAATGTTAACACCCAAGCAGTTAGAAATCAGGAAAGCGGCAGAGGATAGTCTGGAGACTTTTATCCGACTTATTCATCCTCAGCGTGTCTTAGGAACGGTTCACATTGATCTAATCAATTGGTGGACACGTCAAGATGCAAAGCCACACCAGCTTGTCTTGCTTCCCCGAGATCATGGTAAGAGCGCAATGGTTGCCTACCGAGTTGCTTGGGAGATTACTAAGAACCCAACTCTTCGTGTCTTGTACATTTCCAGTACGGCTAACCTTGCCGAGAAGCAGTTAAAGTTTATCAAGGATATTCTTACCTCTAAGATTTATACTCGTTACTGGCCAGAAATGGTAAATGAAGACGAAGGTAAACGAGAGAAATGGACTAACAGTGAAATCAGTGTCGATCACCCCTTACGTGCTGCCGAAGCCGTTCGTGATCCTACGATCTTTACTGCCGGTCTTACTACTGGTATTGTTGGCCTTCACTGTGACATTGCAGTCCTTGACGACGTTGTTGTTGGAGAGAATGCCTATAGTGAAGATGGACGAACTAAGGTACAGACTCAGTATTCATATCTTGCGTCTATCGAAGGTAGTGATGCTCGCGAATGGGCAGTAGGGACCCGGTATCACCCCCTCGATCTTTATCACGATATGATTGAGACAGTGGCCGATGATTATAATGATCTTGGAGAAGCAATCGATGGAAGTCAGACTCACATCTATGAAGTCTTTGAACGAGTTGTTGAAGACCTTGGAGACGGTACTGGTCAATTCCTATGGCCTCGACAGCAGCGAAGTGATGGTAAATGGTTTGGGTTCGACGCTCGAATTCTTGCTACCAAACGGGCTAAGTATCTCGATAAAACCCAGTTTCGTGCCCAGTACTACAACGATCCCAACGACTTGGCAACCGCTGACATCAGTCGCGACACATTCCAATATTACGACAAGTCAAACCTTCGCGTACAAGCCGGTTCCGTTTACATGTCCGGACGTCGCCTCAATGTCTTCGCAGCCGTTGATTTCGCATATAGCTTAAACGATAAAGCCGATTATACTGCAATTGTTGTTGTTGGTGTCGATAGTCACAATAGTTATTTCATTCTCGACATCGCCCGTTTTAAAACGGATAGGGTTAAAGAGTACTTTGACCAGATTATGCGTCTCCACCAGATTTGGGGGTTTCGTAAGATACTGGCAGAAGTCACCGCAGCACAGAGTGTGATTGTTAAGGATATCAAAGAAAATTACATTCGTCCGTATGGGTTGGCATTGTCAGTAATTGATAATCGTCCTACTCAGAAAAAGGAAGAGCGTATCCGGGCAGCCCTTGCCCCTCGTTATGAGAATCGACAGATTTATCATTATCGTGGTGGTAACTGTGAAATTCTAGAGAACGAACTTGTTCTTCAGAATCCTCCGCACGATGATATTAAAGACTGTCTTGCTGCTGTAATTACTATTTGTCAGCCCCCAACATTTGAAGGGGCACCAACGAGTTCATTTAGAAACAATCTTGTTCACGGAAGGTTTGGAGGTATAAGTGGCTGATTTTTCATATACTAACAACCTTTTTGACAAGGGTGCAGCTAATCCGCGTGATAAGGTAAATCCTCATTACAGTGATAAATTCCAACAGCATTTTCTTGATCCTAATGCACAGGTTTCTAATAACATAGAAAACCGTAATCGGACAAGTCCTGATGAACGTCAAGTCTATTCAGATGAATACATTAAAAATCTTTTAGATATTCTGAATACATACTATACTGTTCCGGCTGTTCCACTTCCTCGACCTCGACCCGATCCTAGTCTTCAACAGGGTTTGAATGAGGATGTCAGAGCTTTTCAATATGCAAAAGATATGGCTGGGAGCACATATGATAATTCTCAAAATCTAGCTGTAACTCCAACTTCTAATAGTTTGGCAAGAAAAGCTAATAGTGCTTATTGGAACTTTGAACCAAAACCTACTTTCTTTTCTAAAAATGTTGATCAGTACTTAAACGCTGGTCAGTTCTTGATTGATTCGTTTAAACGTGCAAGAACTGTTGGATTTCCAATTCATCCCTTAGAGCCTGTTTTACATGGGCTTTCAACTACTTCATTTACAATAGGTAAATAATGGCTAAAACTCTAGATATTCAAGAAGTAATTAATCCGGATGATATCGGAGATCAGATTGCTAATTACTGGACTACTTGGGATGGTTCACGAACAAATTGGAGAAATGAAATCCAAGAGATTCGACAATACATCTTTGCTACAGATACCCGTAGTACCAGTAATAACAAACTTCCTTGGTCTAACAAGACTACGATCCCAAAGCTTTGTCAGATTAGAGATAATCTTTTAGCAAACTATGAAGCCACAATGTTTCCTAAACGTAAATGGCTTGAGTGGGAAGCAGATACAAAGAACGATAATAATGCTGAAAAGACTCGTAACATCCGAAACTACATGCTTTGGAATGTTGAACAGTTGTCTTTCAAAGAGACAATAAAGCTTCTTCTTCAGGATTACATTGACACTGGTAACTGCTTTGTTATGCCCGAATGGGTTGATCTTAGCACTTCTATCAATGGTGAAGTCAAGTCAGGTTTCAGTGGCGCACGTCCTGTGCGTATTGATCCACTCAACATTGTCTTTGATCCAACGGCAGCCCGATTCTCTGAAGCTCCTAAAATTGTTCGATCTATGATGACAATTGGTCAGGCAAAAGAAGTAATCGAACGAATGATTACGACTGAACCTGAAAAGAGCATTGCAGATGAAGTTTGGAAGCAATGTATGAAGGTGCGAAACTCTGCTCAATCATTACAGGCAGCAGACTTTGCCCAGTTGGGTATGCAGTATTCAATGGATGGTTTTTCTAATTACCATGCTTACTTGTCTTCCAACTACGTTGAACTGTTAACATTCTATGGTGATCTTTACGATACATCTTCGGACACTCTTTACAAGAATCATATGATCGTTGTTATGGATCGTTGTCATGTTATCTTTAAAGCACCGCATCCATATCCCCTAGCCGAGATTCCAATCTACCGTGGTGGTTGGCGCGAACGACAGAATAACCTGTGGGCTATGTCCCCGCTGGCTAATTTGGTTGGTATGCAGTACCGACTCGATCACATTGAGAATCTTAAGGCAGACTTGTTTGACCTCACTGCATTTCCTCCTGTAAAGATTAAAGGTCTTGTTCAGGATTTTGAATGGGGTCCAATGGAAAAAATTCATACTGATAGTGACGGTGATGTCGAGTTAATGACTCCAGAACTGAACACTACCATGATTGATCTACAGATTAATCGGTATGAAACACTTATGGAAGAAATGGCTGGTAGTCCTAAGGAAGCTATGGGTTTCCGTACTCCCGGTGAAAAGACTGCCTATGAAGTCCAGCGCCTTGAAAATGCTGCGTCTCGTATCTTCCAGAATAAGGTAAGTCAGTTTGAAGAGACTGTTCTTGAGCCTCTTCTTAATTCGATGCTTGTCTATGCAAAGCAGCATCTAACGCCTACCACTATCCGTATTATTGATAGTGTCTATAACTCAGTTGACTTTAGTACTATTCAGGCTTCTGACCTTAGTGCTAATGGACGACTTAAGCCAATTGGTGCACGTGTCTTTGCCGAAAAGGCAGAACGTATCCAAAATATCAATAACTTTGCTCAAAGTGGTTTGTATCAGGACCCTGAAATCAAAATGCACTTTAGCTCAGTTAAGATTGCTAAAATGGTAGAGCAGGACCTTGATTTGGAAGAGTATGAATTGGTGACCCCATTTGTACGTCTTGCCGAACAGGCTGATGCTCAGAACTCACAGAATGCCCATCAGGAACAGGTTATGAGTAATCAGGCTGCTCCGGCTGGCATTGCACAGGGAGACGCCAGTGGCCCGATTGGACAGTAGGTGGTTACAAAGTATTCCCGTTGAAGACAAAGAAAATCTTGAACGGGCTATTAGAACGAGTGGCCTAGTCTTAGGTAGATTACGAAGTATTCTTGACGAAGAATATGAAAAGATCGAACGCTCTGAAGAAGTGGAAAGCCAGTTTGAAAACCCCAACTGGTCTTTCTTAATGGCGTACAAGATGGGCCAGCGTGCCGAACTTAAACGCATACTCGCACTATTACAATTTTTGAAGGAATAGAATGACCGATTCTAATACTGATCCGTTCGCTCAGACCCAAGAGCCGAACTACTTGGCCGAACTTGTTGGCGAAGGTAAGAAGTTTAAGACTGTTGATGATCTTGCTAAAGGCAAGTGGAATTCAGACAGTATGATTGAAACCCTCAAGGCAGAAATTGCCACCCTCAAGACTCAGGCCGCTTCTGGAGCTAACGTTGATACTCTTCTTGCTGAAATCAGGAAGATCAATGGTAATAAGGAAGGTACTGATCCCGGCAGTGGACAACCCCCTGTGACTGAACAGACCAATACTAATCCAGTTAATATTGAGGAAGTTGTCCTCAACACTCTCAAGAAAACCGAAGCCGAAAGGCTCACTAAGACTAATCGAGATACTGTTATTGCTAAGATGAATGAAGTTTGGGGTAAGGATTCTCCTACTAAGCTTCAAGAAGTTGCAGCACAACTCAATGTCTCGACGGAATACCTTCGTGGTGTTGCTGATCAGAGTCCTAGTGTGTTTTTCCAACTTACTGGTCTTAATCAGACTCGTGTTGTCCCCTCGGGAACTACGGTGCCAACCAGCACTGTCCGTCCGGGCATCAACGGTGCTAAAGACCGTACGATGGCTTTCTACCGAGAGCTAAAGAAAACCAATCCGTCTCAGTACAAGTCGACCGAAATTCAGGTACAGATGCATAACGATGCAATTCGACTTGGTGAGGCATTCTTTGATTAACGGAGAAAGATAAATGTCTTTTAGTACTACTACGACTCAGTATCTTATTCGTTCCAACCTCTGGTCCACGCAGATCAAGGAAATGTTCCTTGAAGACCTCGTGGCCATGAAGTGGGTCGAACTGATTACTGATCAACTGCCTGATGGCGATACGCTCAACATTCCGAGCATCGGTCAGGCTGACGTTCAGGATTACGCTGAAGGTCGCCCGGTCGTCTACACGTCCTTCGATACTGGTAACTTTACTTTTACCATTTCGCAGTACAAGCAGACTGGCCTCTACATTACTAACAAAATGAAGCAGGACTCTTACCTGTTCAACCAGCTTGCGGCAACGTTTGCTCCCCGTATGTATCGCGCCCTCGCGAAGCAGATGGAAGTGGATGCTCTTAAGGTTGGTCCGGACGGTCAGACTTCTGGTAACGTGAATGCTATTAACGGTGCAAACCACCGTTTCATCGGTTCGGGTACTAACGAAACGATTGCTATCAAGGACTTTGCTCTGGCTAAGTACGCGCTCGAAATGGCTGCTGCTCCCATGACCAACCTTGTAGCCATCGTCGATCCTTCGGTCGAGTATACCCTGAAGACGCAGTCCAACCTTGTTGCCCTTGATAACAACAAGGCGTGGGAAGGCATCATGCGTACCGATCTTATTACTGGCTCGAAGTTTGCCTTCAATATTCTTGGTTGGGACGTTTACACGTCGCTCAACCTGAAGAAGAGTGTGAACGAAACAACTGGTGGTAAGACTTCGGGTGCCGGTGTGGCTAACCTGTTCTTCAGTGCGTCGCCCGATGCTAAGCCGTATATTGCGGCTGTCCGTCAGGAACCGAATGTTGAATCTGAGTATAATAAGGACTTCCAGCGTGAAGAGTATGTGGCTACTAGCCGCTACGGCTTTGGTCTGTATCGTCCCGAATCTCAGATCGTCATTATCACTGATACCGATCAGGTTTCTTAATTTAGGAGATTGAATAAATGGGTCAGTGGATTAATTCTGACGGTCTTGTGATTCGTCTTGGCACTACGGAAGCGGAAGTTACCCGTGGTGGTGAACTTAATACTTTTGGTGATCGTACTTGGGAGTTCGTTATCGATCTCGCCAATCTCGGTTCGGCAAGTGCTGTTCTTGAAGACACTCAGGATATCGTATTCCCTTCGGGTTTTATGTTTACCGAAGTTGAAATTATCAATGAAACTGCGGCTACCTCCGGTGGTTCAGCTACTCTGAATCTCGGTCTTATTCGTCAGGACCTTAGCACGACTTACGATGCTGATGGTCTTGTTGCAGCCGCCGCGCTTTCGACTTTTGATGCTGTTGGTGAAACCTCCGTTCTTAGGGTTGGTTCCTCGGGTGCTGGTGCATTCCTTGGTGTTCCCCTTACGTATGCAGGTTACCTTGTGGCTGACTATGATACTGCTGCCTTTACGGCGGGTCGTATCCGTGTTCGTGTCAAGGGTTACGTTAAGCGTTCTAGCGCGTCTAACTAACTTTAACTGGGGAGAGTCTACGGGTTCTCCCCTTTTTCTTAAAAGGAAACAAAATGGCTTCAACTGATCGTTTTGGTGATACTGGTAATAACTTGACGGCTCCTGGTAGTGGTCATTTTGCTATTACGCCCTCAGATAGTACTGATTTTACTTGGACTGTTCGAGGTATTTACGTTGGTGTTGGTGGCGATATCGTAATCGTTGCTAAAGAAGGTGGTGCAGTTACCTATAAGAATGCTGTGGCAGGGTCTATTATTCCTGTTCGAGCGACTAGGGTTAATTCTACTAGTACTACTGCAACTAATTTGGTGGGAATTTACTAAATGAGTTTCTCTGATCTTGGGATTGGAATTGGACCGACCTTTGGACAGGGCGGGGGGGCGGTCACATATCTCACCTCCTCGCAGGTAATTGCGACAGGTGAAGATCCTCGTGGCTCCGCCGGCGGGTGGTCGGTAGGCGGTGGTAGCTTAGCGCTTGAGACGAGCAATGTCCGCGTAGCTGGCAGGAATGTCCTCAAATGCCTCACCAACCAAAGTGCGGCGGATCAATACATGACGGTGCGCCACAAATTCCCGGCCACCGTTGTCAATGGCAACCTAGAGCTTTGGATTTACCTGCCTACGCTTAGCGCGGGCTCGCGCTACATGCAGATATGCTACTCGAGCGATACCCCAGCGGCCGACCCCCCAAACGCACTCCCGTCAAATCGTCGCCGCATCAATTACAATCCCGACCAGTTTCCCGCTGGCTGGCACTGCGTCCAGATCAACAAGAGTGGAAAGTTTTATTCGCAAGGCGTGCCGGGGGGCGTCGGATGGGCGGACACTGGAACACCTGATTCCACCGAGATCGAGTTTGTGGAGATCGTCTACGGCTGCGATCTCAATGTGCCCGGTGCTGAGCGATACTTCCTGCTGGATCAGCTTGCGATCAATGGCAAGGGCCGTCCGGCTATCGTTCTGGGGTTCGATGGCGGCTACTCTTCGCACGTCAATACGGCGCTGCCATTGTTCCAGGCGCGCAATCTGCTGGGTTACAACGCCATTGACGGCGATGCCGCAGCCGGGAGTCGGTCATATCTAGCGCCCCTCTACGCGGCCGGATGGGACATCATCAGCCAAGGCATTGGACACACCAATTACGGCTCCAACCCCAGCGCGCTGGCGGCGGATATTGTGACGGCGCGCGGCAATCTTGCGAGTGAAGGCTATTCGCGAGGCTCCAACATTTTCATGTACCCGAACAATAGTCGCAGTGTGACGAATGATACCGACGCTGCTGCTAACGGCATCCGTCTCGGTGTCGCTTCAACGCAGCAGCTCATGCCCGCATCGTCGCTTGGTAAACCCGCTTTCGTGGGGCAGTGCGGACGGCTAGGAGCCGAGGGCGTCGGCATCACATTCAATGGTCGCTGGAAGGCTTGGATTGACGAAGCCGTGCTCAGTGGAAAGTCGCTCATGCTTTACTCGCATGATCTCGTAGCGTCGGCATCTTCAAGCACTGAGACAACGATTTCGGAATATACGGCGCTGCTCGACT